CCGGCAAGACGCCCTTGACGCGGCCTACGCCGCCGATGGCCGCCACGATCCACAGCACCCATGCCACAGCACCTACACCGCCCTGATGAGCACCGAACCCGAAGCGCCCGCCGCCCCATCCCTGGAAGATCAGCTGGCTGCCTGGTGGCGCCAGTCCTACCCCAATGCCACCCTCAACCCCCAGACCGGCCAGATGATGGTGGCCTGGGCAACGTGGCTACTGGCTGAGCAGCCCGCTGCTGACGCATGAGGCCATGGCTGACAACACCACGGTCGATTGGATCATTGAGCGCTCTCGCCGGTTCCCGCTGCTAACCCCAGCAGAAGAGATTCAGCTGGGCCGCCAGGTTCAAAATTGGGTGGCGCTGCAGCAAAAGGCCAACCCGACGCGGGAAGAGCAGGCCATCATGCGGCGCGGCAAGCGTGCCTCTGATCGTCTGTTCGCCTGCAACATCCGTTTGGTGGTGACGATTGCCAACCGTTACCGCCACGTCGGGGGCAACCTGCTGCCGGAGGATTTGATTCAAGAGGGGATGATTGGCCTGCAGCGGGCCATCGTCAAGTTTGACCCCAGCCGGGGTTACAAGTTCTCCACCTATGCGTTTGCTTGGATTCGTCAGGCGATCAGCCGGGGCATCAACAGCAAGGGGAAGCACATTCGGTTGCCGGAGCATGCCTACCGGATCATCAACAAGGCCTCTGAGTTCATGTTTGACCATGAGCAGGAGCATCAGGTGCTGCCACCGTTGCAGTTGGTTGCTGCCCACACCCAGGTGCCGATGGCCACGCTCAAGCGCTACATGCAGCATGTTGCCCCGGTTCACAGCCTGGATGCATCGATGCGTGGGTGCGATAGCGGCACATTTCTGGACCTTGTGGCTGATGCGCCTATGGGCCTGAGCTATGCCGATGAAATTGGCACCCAGGCAGCGGACATCTCCAAAGCAATGGAGTGCCTTCGGCCAGAGCAGCAGGACGTGTTGCGTCGCCGTTACTTCCTCGCAAGGCCTGACACCTATGAGGCAATTGCCAAGGACATGGGCGTCAGCCGGGAGCGGGTGCGGCAGATCTCAGCGCAAGCGTTGAGGCTGCTGCGGCTCAAGTTGAGCCATGCCCCAGTGCCTGTTGGCACTCCAGCTCTGCAATGCGCTTGACGGCACCTCTGATGATCAGGTCTTGCCGTGCGCTCAGCTCACACAGCTGCCTGAGCATGGCTTGGGCTTGTTTGAGGTCATAGGTCTCGATCACCCGGCGCTGGCGCTCCAAGGTGAGCAGGTGCTCTGGCCCCAGCTGGGGCACCATCCACTCACCCCAGGCCATGGCGGCAACCTACGGGGACAGGGTGAGTTGCCAGTGCCGGCGCCAACGATCGAGCGTCTGCAATTGCCAGACGGTGTGCTTTGGCGTGTGACCTATGCCGGGATGGTGAAGGAGCACCGCCAGGATTGGCAAGCCTGGTGCTGGTATGAGATGGCTTGCGCTGCTTATGCGGTGCAGTCACGGTTGGGCCAGGATCGCCCAGCCGGTTGAGGGGCCTTCCACCATCCAGCGCGGGCCCCAGTTGGCTTTGCTGTATGCCACCTCCTTGCCTTTGGCGTTGAGGTAGGTGCCATTCACCACATCCATTTCGCCAAAAGGATCATGGGCAATGATGGCTTTGGCGGTGATGCCAATCACGCAAAGCCAATGACCGCCGCCTGATGGTTTGCTCACCGAGCCATGGTGAAGAAAGCCACAAGGCACAGGGATGCCTTTGTGCAGCTGCTGCTCCAAGGTGGCCCAAGAAGCATTTTGGACTAGCCGAGCCTTGATGCCGTAGCTGGCCAAGGCTTTTAGCTGAGCGGCGGCGTCAGTGGTGTCTCCATAGCGCAAGACACGCTTGAGGTATTGGTCATCGGCAGCTGGGCCGTCAATGCTGCCAGGCTTGAGCGCGGCAAGCATCATGGCGCAACTGCTGGAGAAGCACATGCGCATTGCCAGCTCAGGCATGAGCGAATCGCGCTGATTGAAATAGGGCACCTTCAACACGGTGCCCGGTTGTTGTTGCTGCGGTTTGACTTTGGCCGGGGCCTGCTGCGCCATCAGCGCAATCAACTTGTCGGCATAGGCCGGGTCGGTGGCATAGCCCTGGGCCACCAGGCTGCGGGCCGCCTCCTCGCGGGTAGTTGCATTGTTGACGCCTTTGTAATCCATCCAATCGCGATGCCAGCGATCAACGAGATATTCCACGCAGGTGTCGAGGCTGGCAAAGTCCAAAAACTCTGAAGTGATGGTGATGGTTTTGCCGTTCACCACCTCTTGCGTTTTGGTCTTGGTGCCAGGGCCTTTGAGGCCGAAATAGTTGTGGGTGCCGCTGGTGTGTTTGCCCCAGCCTGATTCCAAGGCCCACTGCGCAGCGACCACTTCGGGGTAACGGGCGCCGGCTTGCTGCGCTGCTTTGCTCACGCCATCCCAGGTGTTGGGCGTGATCAAGGGCGGCTTGGTTTTGGGTGCAGCGCGGAACGTCTCCACCCATTGAGCATTGGACTGCAGCAGTTCAGGCGGCAAGGCAGCCTGAAGCTGCTCCACCGCTGCTAGTTGATGCGGCTCGCCTTTGAAATGGGCAAAGAAGTCGCGCAGCTTGATGGTCCCTTTAGTCACGGCGCCACGGGGCATGAATGGACATCGGACCGCCCAGTAGGCGGCTGTCGCCGGTTTGCAGCGGGTCGTCAATCGGTTCGTTGACGATCACTGGCTGGGCTGACTTGGGTTGCGCGGCATGCCAGTCGGCTTCGGCTTGGTCCAGCTTTTGCGGCAGCGTTTGCTCAAACCACCAGCGGCGCATGGCTTGCTCAAAGCGCCGCTGCCATAGCGGCTGACCAAAGCCGATCAGCCCTTTTTTGCTTTGAGCAGATGCAGGATTTGAAACACCAGCTGCACAATGCTGTTGCTCTTCAGCGGCGAGAGAGCAATCAGCTCAGATGCGGCAGCAACCACAATCCAAAATGCCGGATGATGCAGGAAGTCCATACAGCAGGAGTGACCTGATCAAAGTTGCCGGCACTCAAACAGCTGGTTCGACGCTGATTTCAACGCCATCGTTGGTGGGTTTTAACTTGAGCCACAGGCCGCCCAGGCTTTTGGGCATCACAATTTTTTCAACGGCCCAGCCGCCACCAGAGCCAAACTCTTCTTTGTAGGTGCCGGTTTGCAGGTGCCAGCGTTGATTGATCCGTTGCTTGCCAGATTGGCTGATGCGGTAACACGGGTGGGAGACGATCGTGCGCTCATGGTTGTGGCCGTTGACAATCACATCGGCATCAGGCGCAATCGACGCATACCGGCCGCCGCCCATGACGCCTTTGCTGATGATGCCGCCCCAGGCGCCGTGATGAAAGAACAGGGTTGAGCGCCGCACCTTGGCATTGTCATTGTGCCGGTGAAAGGTGAACCAGATCCAACCCTGATAGGACATATGCTCTACCTGGCTGTTGTGCTTTTCCCTGAGGCGTTCGGTCAGGTTTGCCAAAGGGTTAATTTCGTTGTGGTTGATGATTGCTGTTTCATGATTGCCATCTGAGATCATGACAATGGTCTTGGCAAATGGTGCCAGCCAATCAGTGCATTCTTTGATCACCAGATCGAAGTAGTTGCCGCCAAGATGCTCCGGTCTAATGCTGCCTTTGCTGCCACGCCGGTCATGCTTGCCCTGCATCATGCAAAGCACATCGCCAAACATCAACGCATGGGCGCCGCGTCCTTGGGCTTGCTTGAGGTGCTTTTTCAGCAGGTCCCGCTGGCAATGCGGGTTGTCCAGGTGAATGTCACTGGCGAGCAAAAACTCGCGGGTGTCGCTGTGGCCGTAGGGGATGCGGATCTCAGTCAGTTCTGGGCTGTGCCGGATAATCTTGAGATCGGAGGCTTTCACTACTTTGCCTCCAGTTTGGCGACCCGTTGTTCAATGCTGTTTAGCCGGGTGTAAGTTTCCCGGCGATCGGCTTTGATGTCCACGTGCAACGTCTCCAACCGCGTTGCCACGTTCTCAACTGCAGCGGTGAGCCGAATCACCGCATCCCTGCCCTCTGCTGATCGCTTGGCATTGGAGCCAATGCCCATGGCCCCAACGGTGATGGCAGCCCCAATGACGGCTGCAGCGACTTCCAACACGGAGCAATTGGCTGGTCTGCTTAAGGTGCCATTGCTACAAAAAACCCCCGCGAGCTGCGGGGGTTAGGCGTTCCCTCCCACTCTTAGACGGTTTCGTCTGTGAGTTCAGGTGAACTTGCCATTTTGGCTTTGCGTTTGCCGCTGGTCTTGGCCACCATCGCTTCACGCTCTTGGGCGGTCAGCGTCCAGCCATTGGCCAGGGCTTCCATCAACTCCAGCCGGGTTGAGGCCATGTAAATGGCCCCAGTGTCCGGGTGGGTGAGGGTGACCGGAAAGGCCGACATCACTTGGCGATGTAGACCGTGGCGGTGGCTGTGCCGGGCGAACCGGTCTTGGTCAGCACGCCTCTCACCACAGCGGCACGGCCGCCAAGGCGCTGGGTCACCTCAGGACCAGAGAAGGGGACTTCAATGGTCTTGGCGGTGGCAGGCAGCACGATCGACTCAATGGCGACGAAGGTGCCACCTGCAGCGGTCGCGGCTTGGAATGCCACGGTCCATTCGGCAGTGCCGGCGGTGTAAGAGCTGTAACCGCCCGAGGCGATCACAACTTTGCCGAAGTGCAGCGATGAAGCATCGAAGGTGACTTCGCTGCCGGTCTGGGTGGCGCTGACGGCGCTAGCGGCCAGCAGTTCGAGGTTGGCGTCGCGCAGGTAACCCCGGCGATCGCTCATTCCAGTTGCAACAGGCATGGGTAGATCCTCAATGAGGGGTGAAAGAACAATCAGGCAGCCACTGCTGCATTGGTGATGCCAGCCAAGCGAGCAATCGCCCGAGGGTGGAACACCGCCATGCCCAGGTAGGCCTCAACGCGGATGCGACGCACCGGCTTGGTGTCGATCTCGCCAAGGTCACGCACGCCGATGCCACCGTTGGTGATCAGCGTGGCGCCGTTAACACCCGCTGCAACGCAGTAGACCGAGCTGCAAGCACTGCTTGAACCCTGGGTCTCGTTAAAGGCCAGGATTTGAACGCCAGCCTCATCGTGGTCGATGTCCAGGATGGGGATGCCGTTGTAGCTGAGCTGTTGACGGCCGAGGGCGTCTTGGCCGTACTGCAGGTTGCCCACAGCGGAGGTGACGCGAGCGGCAGCGGACAGCTGACGGCGCAGGGTGCGGTTCATGATCAGCACAGGGCTGCCCACGGTTTCGTCCACTGCGTCGATCAGCTCATCAAGAGCTGCCAGGCTCATGCCGCCGCCGTTGGCAGCGTTGGTGATCAGCTGCGACGAACCCGAGGGGATGCGGGCCTGCAGACCGTCAAACTCGTTGACGTTGCTGGTGGAATCGCCTTTGATCAGGGTCTTCTCCAGCTTGAGGCGGGCAGCCTTGACCTTCATCGCCACCTGGGCGGTGCGGATCTCTTGGCCTTGCATGGCCTCCAGAGCCAGGTCAATGTCAACGTCACCACCGAAGATTTTGAGCGCTTCGGATTGGGGGTTGATGATGCCGGTGCTCTCGCTGTAGGCCTCGTTCACACCACGAAAGCCGATCCCAGGAAGGGTCTGCTCTTGGTTGTAGTGGATGCCGGTGCCAGTGACGGACAGCTGGGGCATAGCTGCATAGAGCTTGCCTTCGCGGAAGATTTCAACGATGCCCTCTTTGAGGGTGTTTTGCCGGCCGAGTTTGCCGGACTCAAGGGTAGTGAGTGCCACGGGTCAAAAGGGTTGAGGTGGTTGATGTCCTTGGCATCGCACCATCAGACATGAATGGGCTGGGCGTCATCGGCATCGCGCCATCTGACAGGGCCCCACGTCGCGTGTGAGCCGTGCTTTCAGTTGCCGTGCATATCCGCGTTTAGCGGTGCCGTTGCTCACTGCTTTCAATTAATGCTTGGCGGAGTCGCAAGAACCCAAATGCCTAATGGCTCATCCCAGTAGTAGGGGAGCCCATCATCTGGGCGCGCAATAGGCGCCTGCCACTGATTAAGATCAAAGTTGTAAACCCAATTTGAGTAGGGTTTTGGTGCCATAAATATGTCTTGATCTTCATCATAGATAAATCCTAGGCCGGCAAAGCGACCGCGTATTTTGCCGCTATAGCTTGTTTGGGCCCACCGGGTTGTGGGCCCAAAAATAAATTGACATATTTCAATGCCCTTGGCTTCGGATTCAAGTCCCGTAGCGGCGTCAATTATTTCGTCATTAGAAATAACAATGACTTGAATGACTGTGTTGCTGCTGTCTAGTTGAGCGAAGTGCGCCATGGTTAGAAAATAATTGAGCCAGAGGAAAGAAATTCATAATGACGAAAGCTGCCGACCACGCTTGTATTGACCGTGCCAGTAGTTAATGCCAATGAAAAAGAAGACGGAACGCGTAGCAATACGATTCCAGAGCCGCCAGATGACCCCCTGCCGCCGCCGCCAGTGTTTGCAGATCCGCCGCCGCCTAAGCCATTTGCGGCCGGGGCCAGTGCAGTGTTCGTGTTTTGTCCACCACCGCCACCTGCTAAGTATCTGCTAAAGGCAGTGCTATAGACGCCATTGCCGCCTGCGCCGCCTGGCCCGTCAGTCCCAACAGTGCCATTGGCACCAGCTTGTGCAGCGCCGCCTCCACCACCAGCGCCACCAGCGCCAGGCTGGCATTCGGGCCTGCTTGGAAGATACGGGCAATACCATTCAGTTGGTGTATTGCCAGCACCGTTGCCACCTGCATACCCTTGCTGGGCGGTTCCAGGGCCACTTCCGGAGTTGCTTTGATTGGCGCCACCGCCACCCCCGCTGCCTCCAGTGCTGCCGCCCCCTGCTGCCACGCCCCCACGGCCCCCTCCAACTGAAGTGATGTCATGGAAACTGCTGGCACTGCCATTGCTATAACTTTCTCCTCCTGCTCCCCCTGCTCCAACAACAACAAAGTATTGGGTTAGTGTCAACAATGACAATGCTTGCTCAGTCGCAGCCCCGCCACCACTGCTTTCACCAGTTATTGAACTACGATAACCCCCGCCACCTCCTCCGCCTGAAACACTTCCCCCGCCACCTGCAACTACAACATATTGCACCGTGACTGGCTCTGGCTCAGCAGCGCCACCAGCGGCAAATAATTGAATAATTGACATTAGCTAAGCCCCGCTCCCGCAATAACAAACTCATTGCTTGCAACGCAAAGAATAGTAGCAATTCCGTATTGTTTTATGGTGCGGTTGCCGGTGTCTCCTGACCCGGCTTTGCGCAATGTTATTGAAGACCCCTGGCTAATTGTTTGATCGCTGCCGCTGTTGTTGTAAATGCTTAAGGCGTCGCCAATTGAAAAAATGCCGGATGGAATAGTTACGCCGCCGGTTGTGATGTTAATGTGCTTGCCAGCATCACTGGCGACCAAAGTGTAAGCCGTTGTTTGTGTATTTGCAGGAATTTTTGGGTAAGTTTGTGTTGCGTTAAAAGTGATCGCACCAGTCATGGTGCCACCACTTTTGGGCAAAGCGCTATTGGCCAAGTCATAGGCAGACTTCACCGCATTAGGCGTGGCTGCTGTTGTTGTGCTTGTTGAGCTAGTGGAGTCACTTAAATCAACTGCCACTTGCGTGCCACTAACAGTGATCCCCGTTCCAGCTGTAACCACCGTGATGTTGGCGGTCCCATTAAAGGCAACACCTTGAATGTTGCGAGCCGTGGCCAATGCCGTGGCCGTGCTGGCGGTGCCCGTCAGCGCTGCGGTGATCGTGCCGGCCGAGAAGTTGCCCGACGCATCCCGAGCGACGATCGCGCCAGCCGTGTTGGCGTTGGTTGCTGTCGTGGCTGAGTTGGCCACCTTGCCAGCTGTGCTAATTGTGCTCAGCTTGGTGTCAGCAATCGCGGCGCTGGCATTGATGTCGGCGTTGACGATGGTGCCATCGGCAATCATCGTGCTGGTGATGCTGCCAGCGCTGTTGTCGAGCAAGTTGTCCACCGTCACCGTCTTGGTGCTGGTGACGATGCTGTCAACTTTGACGGATCCGTAAGGCATGACTAAAGAGCCGCGATGGTCCAGGTGGCACCGCTAGGCACCTCAACGCTGTAGCCGCTGCCCACCTCCACTGAAGTGAGCGACAGCCCGTGATAATTGGCAGCCAGCGTGACGTTCTGGCTGATGACGTAGGCGGCCTGCAGGATCGGGCCAGCTGTCCCGCCTCCACCGCCACCGCCGATCTCCACCATGGAGCCGGCAGCGTTCTTGATGTACAGCTTGCCGGCGCTCTTGTCCCAGGCCGGTTCGGCCACATCAAAGTCACCTGCCGCTGGGGTGGTGGTGCCTTGGCGGATCAGGATTTTGGCCAGGCGGGGCATTAGAAGGTCCCCCCATCAATCGCTGAGCTGGGGCTCAGGTAATCGGTGCCGGCCACCGCTGCGGTGAACGCGCTGGTGCCGTTGCCCTTGACCAGCCCGGTCAACGTGGTCGCCCCAGTGCCGCCGTAGGCCACCGCGACCGTGGTGCCCTGCCAAGTGCCAGTGCCGATGGTGCCAACGCTGGTCAGGCTGCTGCTGGTAACGCCCGAGCCCAGGGCGCTGCCGCTGAGCACCTGCGTGCCGTTGACATAGAACGCCTTCCCGCTGGCCAGGTTGACGTGTTCAGAGCTGGTCCAAGCATCGGTGGCATCCACCCAAAGCCAGGTCTTATCGGTGGCCCCTTTGAGCACCAGGCCGCCGCCATCGGCGGTGGAGTCATCCGGGCTGGCCACGCTGCCCAGCTCAAACGTCTTGTCGTCCACCGACACCGTGGTGGAGTTGATCGTTGTGGTGGTGCCGTTGACGGTGAGGTTTCCGCTGACCGTCAGGTTCCCGCCGACCGTGCCGCCCGCCAGGGCCAGATACACACTGCTCAGATCCGGCAGGTCATTGGCCACCAAACTGCGAAAGCTCGGCGCGGCTGCAGAGCCACTGGCTGGGCCCGCAAACACCAGATTCGCGTTGCGGGTGGTGGCGCTGGAGATGAACGCCCCAGGGCCGCCAATCGGCAGCGCGCTGGTGGCTGTCCCGCCCGCGCCACCAGTGCCCAGGCCGTAATACAGAACCTGGCTGTCTTCGTTAAATGCCAGCTCGGCATTGGCCAAGCTGCTGGGGGCGCCGCTGCCGCTGCCTATGGCGCGGCGTTTGATTCGAATCGTGTTAGCCACAGACGCTTACAGGCTGTGTCCCAAAGTTGCCCTCACCAATGGCCGCCATCGGTGATGGTGAGCGTGGTGTGCTGGTTCACCTTCCAGCGGCTGGTGGCCGCATCCCACACCAGCAGCGCCTTATCCACCAGCCCGGTGCTGTTCACATCGTCCAGGTCGCTCAGGCCCAGCGACACATGGCCCACCTGCCCGTTGACGCTTTGCACCTGCAGGCTGGGCGGGATTTGAAACGCTGGTGATCCGCCCTCACGCTGCAGCGGAATGCGCAGCTCGCTCTGGCGCTTGGGGCCAATGTCTTCGGTGACGGCCAGGATGGTTGCCGTCGTGCCCGCAAATGCCGACTGCACCAGCGCCGTGGCGCCCTCTAAATCACCGCCGCCCCAGTCCAGCAGCACCACAATCCAGGTCTGGACAAAGGGGCTGTTCTTGTACTGCTGCCGCTGCTCCAGCTCCGGCACGCTGTTGATCACCACCTCTAGGCCGCTGACCGTGGTGCCGGCCTGCAAGCCAGCGCCAGGGTCCCGCACCACCAGCGCCGGCGTGGTGCTGCCGTTGCCCAGGGTGTAGGTGCCGAGGTAGGAGGTGAGCGCCGAGGCCAGGGCGCCCCGCAGAGCCAGAATGTCCACGCCGAGGCCTTTTCGTTCAAGTTGCCCCTAGCAACCGCTGGCTGCTGGCCTCTTGGTTGAGCAGCAGCACACCGGCCTCAAAATGCACCGGCATGATCCGCTCGGGCAGCTTGATGCGGTAGCGCAGCAGCGGCCGGTCCAGGTCCTGCAGCTCGATCACCTCGCCGCCGCTGTGCCCCTTGGCGGCCAGAAAGCTGCGCAGGTGCTGCCCTTCCCACACAGGTGCCACCAGCACCACCGAGCGATCGTCGCTTGCTAGCGCCCGCACCTCGGGCATGCCCGCGCTGCCCTTGGCCTGCTTCACCACCTCGCGCCAGATCGCCACCAGCAGCGGCGGCAGCTTGCCCTCATGCCGTAAGGCCAGGCAAACGTGCGCCACCACAGCCGGCAGCGCGTCGCTGTCATTGACCTGCTCAGTTGCAGCAAAGAAGCACCAGTCGCGGTAGCTGGTGGCCTTGGCTTTTTTCTGATCGCGGTTGATGTTGAACAGCAGGCTGCTGATCTGGGCCCCTTGCAGTTCGTTCAGCTGCAGCTCAGCGCGTTGCAGCTCGTGCAACTGCCGGTAGGCCGACAGCACCACGGTGGCCTTTTCACGCCCGAAGCTGCGCCGATCGAACTGGCCGGGGAAGGCACGGCACAAGGTCCAAAACACCTCGCCCCAGTTCAGGCGGTTGGGTTGCCATCCACCGGCAGCGGCTTTTTTATCTCATCCTCTGATGGCGGTGCCGCGCTGTCAGGTTCGGCAGCGGTGCGCTCGGCTTCAAAGAAGGCAAACAGCGCTTCCATCAATGGCTGCGGCAGCTTGACTGTCTCGGCCATGGTCCACTCGGGCCGCTCCAGCCGGTGCTGAATCAAGGCCGTCACGCTGGCCAGCATGCGCCGGCGCCCGCGCTCCACCCAGCTCTTGGTCAGGGCTGCCACCTCCGGCAGATACTGCAGCCGAATTGCGTCCTGCTCTGCGCCCATCTCTTTGCCCAAGGCAGCGGCTTCCACCAGGGCAAAGGCTTCGGAGACGCTGATCTGCTGCTCTGCGCTGATGCGCTGCGCCAGCTTGGCCGCCAGCACCACCGACGATTCCTCTTCATCGGTGAGATCACTGACGGTGATCACCTCGCCCACCTGCAGCGAACCCAGCACCGGCAGTTCAAGGACGCCGGTGGCTTTGGTGCCGATCCGTTGCCGCTTGACCTTCTGCGGGGCTACGACAAAGGGCAGATCCAGCGTGCTCATGAGCCCAGCCCGAAGCTGATCTTGTCGAGGGCGCTCATGCCCTGCAAGCTGCCGGCAATGGGGTTGCCGCTGCCGCGCATGCCACCGCCGTGGCCATTGCTGGTAGGGGCAAAGAAATGGCCGTAGACCGGGTGGGCTTTGAGCTGCTCCAGGTAGGCCACCGGGGCCATGGGGTCGCCGTTGTCGCTGAGCATGGCGTCGCCGTTGGCATTGGTGACCACCACCTCGCCAGTGTCGGTGACCTTGAAGCGGCTACCGACCGCGCCCATTAGCGCATCGAAATAGGTGGTGCCATCGTCGGCGCCACCACTGCGGCCACCGGCCACTTGAAAAGCATTGGCCAGGGCTTGGCGGCGATACAGCTCCGACTTTTCGGCCAGCGCTTCGGCCAGCTTCTGGTCTTTGACCTTGACCTGGGCGATGGCTTCGGCCTTGGCAGCCTCGGCGGCTTCTTTGATGCGCTGATCCATCTCAGCCCTGAGGCGTTCTTCACGCTCTTGGGCTTCTTTGATGTTGCGCAGCTGATCGGGGTCAAGGCCTTGCAGCTGTTGCTCAATGGCCTGCAGGCGCCGCTCTGCGGCCTTGCGTGCTTCGCGCTCCTTGGCCAGGGCCTCTAGGCCCGGCTGATTCAAGGGCTCAATTGAGGCTTCATTAGCGCTAGCCGTTGGTTCGGGCGCTTGCGGTTCGGCGTCAAACTCAGCCATAAAAACAGACAACTGCAGATCAGGTTAGCTGCAATCAAGAATTGATCAAATAATGGTATTTCAAATAACGCAAATCGCTGCCCGCGAGCGAGGGGCGCGTTGGCGCCTCTCTGAAATAGATCGAATTGCTGGTTGGATAACCGGTCATCGTGCCGCCCGGCAGTGATGTCGCAGGCTCGGCCGTAGGGTCCTGAGCCATGGGCTCCTGGTCCTCACCTAGACCATCAAGGATGAGCAGCTCTTCGCGAGGTACCAATGCGTCAGGGCTGTACTCCCCATAGCTTTCCTGGACCCGCTCGCCCAGTAGCGCATAGCCATCGCAGGTAAACCACGGATCGCTAAGGTCGCTCCACTCGTAATAGCCGCTCCAGTAGCTGAAGAGGCGTTGCCGCTCGGTTGAATCAAACCCGCGCAGGCCTCCAAGGCGAATGTTAATTGCTGTTGCGAAGGCGGTCCGGGAGAAATCAATTGGGTACGGCATCTGAGCCAGCACTCCTTCGCCTGTGCTTGTGACGCTGGTGTCAAAATCAAGACTCCCAACCTGGCTCAATCCGAAGTTGTAAATTGCACTCATTGGCATGCCTGTGCTTGGAATAAAGCTCCAAGCTGCTTCGCCACAATTTTTGAATGGATGGCCTATCGGCATGGTGGCCGCAACACTTTCTTTAAATCCATAAAATGAACCATTATGTCTCCAGCGATAAAATCCTTGTCCTGCCCATCCATAAACTGTCAATTGGTTTTCATACAAGAGGGTCGTGGCGTGACCGATCTCGCCAGTGCCAAGATTGACTGCGACCGTGATCATGTCGCAACGTAAAGACGAGTGAACGTTCCCCTGCGCCTGCGTTCCCGGCGTTTGACTGCCGATAATGCTTGTCAATGTGTAGTTGACTGCTGCGCTCCCAATGACTTTTGAGACACGCGTAAAACAACAATACAGTATGCCGTCGAGCAGCTGATCATAAATTAAGTTGATCCTGTTGTCGCGGATTGGAATCCAGCTGGTGTTGTCAATTGTGATCTGCGAGTAAATGTCTAGAAGTGTCTCGCTGATGCTCGTAGTGATGCCAGGGTCGGCCATTGATGCCAATGGCAAGGGGCTTAATTCCCATGGCGTGAACTCAGCCACCTTGCCCTGTGATCCCGTAAACACCTCAAAAGAAGCAGAGGGCAAAGTGTTAGTCGCGCCTAGGGAGGTCCCGACTGATCCCACCAGATACACCGGATCTAGTCGAGCCCTCCTGCGCCGTGCCCCGTAGCGGTACCGCTCCCTAGGCCTGACCACGGCTCACCTTGACTTCGAGGTTGCGCTGTTGCTGCCGCAGATTCAGCGCAATCCGGTTCGCTTCCACCACCTCCTGCAACCGCTGCCGCAATGCTGCGGTGCGGTTGCTGCCGTTCACCTGGACCTGAACCTGGGCGTCAGCCATCAGTCGTTCACGGCCAGCTTGACGCTATAGCCAATGGTCTGGCCGTCGCTGATGGTCACCGCGCTGGTTTCGGTCAGGATGCCGTAAACGCTGCCGGCGCACTTGCGCACCCGCAAAGTGCCGCTGCCCGTGCTGGTGATGTTGACCTTGTTGCCACTGGCCACCGGTGTGGCAGTGTGCAGCGTGATGGTGGAGCTGGTCACGCTGTCGGCGTAATACAGGGTGCCGGCCGTTAGGCCGCCGGGCATCGTGCCGCCGCTGTCCACCGTGACGGTGACAGCATCGCCATCGCTGAGGCCATGGCTGGCCACGGTGATCACATCGGTGGCCGGGTCCACCGCGCTGCTGGCCGTCAAGGCTGCCCCGGCTTGGCCATCGGTAGCGGCATCGAGCAACAGCACCACGTGGGTGTAAACCAAGCTGCCGCCACTGGCTGCAAACTGCACACTTACTGCCTGCTGCTCATAACGCCCAGCGCTGCTGCTGTAGCTGCCACCGGTCAGGGCGCTGGATTGAAACCGGGCGTAGCTGTTGGTGCCTTCGGCCAGTTCGTACTGCAGCCAGCTGGCAACCCCTGCATCGGTGGCCGGCGCGGTGGCGGCATTGACCAAAGCAGCGGTGAGCACTTTGCCGCTGTAGGCCTCGGACATTACCCGTGCCAGCTCAGCTTGGGTTAAGGCAGCAGTGACAGCCATCGGATCAACGCTCTGGCTTCAAGTTGCCCTAGAACCACTGGCTAGAAAGATCGAGCTTGTAGGTTTTGGTTTGATTGGCAGCCAGGGTGATCGCGGTCGGTTCGCGAATGACTGCCACAAAGGGATTCGCCTGAGCTGGCGGCGAGGTGCCCGCACTTTTTGAAGGAATCACCAACACCAAGAGATCGGTGTAGGTCACGCTGGTGGTGTAGTTGAGCGCAATGCTGAGCTGCGGCAGTACGGCCTTGCTTGTGTCTGTTGTGTCGTAAGTTGCTGTGCCGCCGGTGTAAAAAAGCGTATAGCTATTGCTCAAAATATAGGGATTCCACTGTGTCATCTCATCGGTGATGGCTGGCGCTGGATTGGCCCCGGTGGTGTTGGCCAAAAACACCGCAAAGGTCCCGCCTTGAAACAGCCACCACATTGCCCCCAGGGCAGCTTGGCGATGGCGGTAAATCGTGGCGGCCATGCGTCTTGCTGCTCTTAGCTGAGGTTGCCGCCTAAGCCCAGGCCCGCGCTGAACGTCTCCACCAGCAGCCGGCGCTCGGTGGTTTCAACCAAGCTGCGCACCTGCGGGCTGATCTCTTGCACCGCTTCCAGTTGCGTGCGCAATTGCAGCTCAGCGGCGCCCATGTTGCGGGTGATGCCCAATGGCACCAGCTTGGGCTCCAGCTCCAGCCGCACCTGCAAGGTGGTCTCACGAATCAGTTTGTAGGCCGTTGCCAATGACACCGGCGTCTGCTGCACAGGGAACACCTCGGCCCCGTTGATCGGCAAGCTGTTGATCAGCGTGGCGATCGCGCCGCTGTCAGCTTCATCCACCGGATCGTTGAGCACCGCGCTGTTGAGCGGCGGCTGGCTGCCGTTGTTGACCACCGCCGGCGGCACCGGCAGCGCCGTGGTGCCAGGGGCAACCGGGGTCCAGCGCGGCCCGTTAATGTCCCCACCGGCCAGGCCCCAGTAGAGGGCATCAGTCGAGACAATGCAGCTGTTGGCATCAAAGGCCCAGCTGGTGCCATTGCTGCGGTAGGTGGCCGTCAGGCCGTTATTGCTCAGGTGAAATGCCGCCAGCGGCGGGGTGGGCAGCTGGCCCAGGGCAGTGGTGACCTGCAGCCCAAGGCGGTGGCCCAGCAGCAGCAGGTTCTGCTCTTCGGCATAGCGGGCAGCAGCTGTTTCGGCATTGCCCTTGCTGATGCTGCCGTCATCGTTGACCACATCGTCTGGCAGGAACGGCACACCAAAGCTGTTGGCCTTGTTGGAGCGCTGGGCATTGTTGTTGCCCACCTGGATGCGGCTACCGCCCTGAATGACCACATCGGAGGCCTGCACCGGGGCCAGATAGTCGGGCACGGGCTTGGGGTCGTTGTCGTCAAACTCATCACGGGTGGTGATCAGATGGTCTTCAAGGACAAGGGTGAAAAACTGCTGCAGCAGCAGGTTGTAGTTGAAGCTCGCGTCTTGCTTGATTTTTGTCGCTGCTGCGGCCAAGGCCTGCTGGCCCATTTGCGTCAGCCCATAGGCCACAAAGACCCGCTTAAATTCTTTGACCGCCGTGCCGCTGTAGGCGTAGTCGATCTGGGTTAGCTCTTTGAGCCCTTTGCCGCTGGGGATGCCTCCGAGTTTGGAGTAATCCGGCACGCCAATCCGGCCCAGCGCTTCTTCAAAGGACATTTGTTCGCGGCTCTCCTCTCGCGTCTTGCGGTAGGTGGGCAGCTTGGGCAGCAGCGTGATCCGCATGGTGTCGCCACCACTGGGGTTGCTATACAGCGGGCCGCTTTCCAGGCTTTGAATGGCAGAGTCAATCTCCTGGTCAATCTGCTGCTGCTCTTCATCGCTGAGCGGTGGCGGTGGAATTTCTTGAAACTCGTAAATTTCAGTTTTGCCGCAGGTGATTCTGACGTTGGCCAGTTGCATGGCCGTTTGCCGCAAGGCTTCTGCTGCGCCATCTTGACCGGCCAGGTCTTTCTTTTTGGCCGCGTTGATGTAGTCCTGGACAATTTGGCTGTTGATCTTGACCAGCTGCTCTGTCTTGTCGGTGCGTCGCTCGATGACGCGGTTGTCTGGTTCAGCAGTTAGCTCAGCCGTGGCAACGGTTTCGGTGACGGCAAAGGTATCACTGGTTTGGTCGTAGTAAGAGACCTTGATGGTGGTCGTGGTTGACAAGCTGGAGGCATCCCAGCTGGCACCAAACTGGCCATAGGTGCCGTTCTCCACCATGAACCCATCGGTGTAAACCGTGTTCAGCGGCTTGCCTTTATCGCCTTCGATCTGCTGCGCCTCGCCACTGCCCACCGGCGCTTCGGTGAAGTCCAGGCCGCCAGCGTTGGGGTTGAGGTCCAGCACCTTGCCAAAGGTCACCACCGGCCCGCCCAGGCTCAGCTCCCCGTAGCTCTGCACCTGCAGCACGTTGTCGGCGTCCAGGTAGCCGTAGCGCCCGACGCTGGCCAGGATGTCGCTGATCGTCTCGATGTAATCCGGGCTTTCCAGTGCCGGGATCTGCTTCGGCAAAGACCAGCTGCCCAGATTGCCCAGGGTGATGCCGCACCGAGTGGCCAGCAGCACCAATGCCTCACGCAGGTCTAGCGCTGAGGCCAGCTTGGGCAGTCGGCCATTGAGCGCATCCACCAGGGCGCTATTGACCGTGCCGCCGCCTTTGCCCTTCTGAAACGCCAGCTCATTGGCAATCTGCAGCTCGGTCTGATTGCTGAGCGGGTTGGCAAACGCCTGGGTCACCTTGAACAGGCCACGCGGGAAGCGGGCCACACGATCACCATCGGGGGTGACGTAGGCCAGCTTCACTTCGGTGCCATGGGCCGGGGTGATCAGCCCAGCAATCACCAG